CCTTGGGAGAACGCCTCCTGCTGGATCGCGGCCTCGCTGATCTCGATGCCGAACTGCCGCAACGGCCGGATCTGCCCGGTGAGACCAGACTGCAAGGCTTGGAGGACGTCGGTAGGGTCGGCGTTGTTGAACGAGGCCAGGTCAGCCGCGAGGCCCACCAGGGTCGTAGACATCTCCGCGCCGGCATTCTCGGCCAGGCCCATCGCGTCGAACAGGTTGCCGAACGTGCCGGCTGCCTCGAGCGCGGCCTGTTCCGAGATGCCCATCGCCCCAGAAGTACCCTCGGCCCAGGTCTTGATCGTCTCGGCGTTCTGCTGGAACACGACGTCGACCTTGTTGATCGACTCATGTAGGTCAGACGCCGCGCTCACGGCGTCGATGCCGAACTTGACCAGCGCCACTCCCGCCGCGGCAGCTGCCAATGGCACCACCGAACCGAACGTCGACTTGGCCGACGCACCGACCTTGGCGATCGAACCCTCGGCCTGGGCGGCGCCGGTCTTCAGGCCGGTGTTATCCATGCCCATGACGACGAGGAGTGAGGCGAGGGTTGCCAACGGCGCTCCTTCAGAAGACGTATGCTCGGAGAACGAACGGGGGAGGACCGATGAACCTGCCAGCGCCACCGACGAAGAGCGAAGCCGAACAGAAGGATCACGACTTCAAGATCATCTTCAGGGTCGGCGTCGTTCTGGCTGTCATCCTCTTGGTCGAGGTCATCACCGGGGTCTGGTCGCCACTCGAGCTATTCCTAGGTCGGTAGCTGCTCCAACTGCTGCTCACGGCGCCGTTCGGCCACGGCCGTCATCTCGACGATCGCCGCCATCTGCTCCGGCGTCTGCTCCCAATCGGGGACGCCGCCCAGCAAGAAGTCCCCGAGCTCATAGGGCTCGGGGTGGGACTTGGTATCGCGGTGGATGCTCGCCAGGGTGGAGGCGATGAGGGCAGCCGGCCAGTCCGGGCGGATGTGAACAGGCCCGTGTTCGGCTTCGTACGCCTGCCACTCGCTGAGCTCCCGAGAGGAGACCGCGGCGAGCATCTCAGCGACGCTGTGATGCCCCAGGGCAAGCGTTAGGCGGAAGTAGAAGGCTCGCTCGGGGCGTCGTCGAAACCCAGCGTCAGCTCCTCGATGTCCTCGTCCGACATCCCCGACAGGTCTCGCGCCTTCTTCCAGATGCGGTCCAGCGGCGCCGCGGCCTTGGCCGAGAGCTCCCCGATCTGACCCTCGGTGAACATCCGGGAGCCGTCGGCGTTGCGAACCGACAGCACGACGAGTTTGGTCCGGGCGTTCTGGAGGTTGGCCTTGGTGTTGCGGCCGCGCTGGTCCAACAGGGATGCTTCGTAGGCGTCGCGCTCGCGTCCAGTGAGTCCACGGACCCGTACCGTGCCCTTCCACTCCGGTACCTCGAGCAGCTCCTCGATGATGTCCTGCGCGCCGAGGATCTCGGCTGCGGTGAGTTCCTTCATCTTCCCCCCCTGTCCGTTCTCAAGTGACATTCGGGGCACCTGAGATCTTGATGGTGACCGTGGTCGTCACGGCGCCGTCGGGCTGCGCCTCGATGGGGCCGAAGCCGGTGATCTGGCCCTCGAATCCCCAGGAGACGGCGAGCAAGGTGGGGAAGTGCAGAGCGAACGACAACTGCCCGGTCCGGGCGACCAGGTCGTTGTAGAGCGCGATGTGGGTCGCCACGTTCGGGTCGAACACCAGGCCGACCGTGAACTCGCCTGGGTCGATTAGGCCCGACACGAACTCGCGGATGGCGCTCGGGCTGTCGTGCGTCGTGACGTCGATGGTCTCCGCTTGCAGGTTCGGGCCGGACAGCGAGGAGACCTGGGCGATGTCGGTGAGCGCCGTGACGAACCCGGTTCCGTCCGTGGTGATGTCGATGGTCGCCCCACCCGAGGTCAGCGCGAGCTCGAACGTGTTCGTCAGGACCGTCTTGACGTAGTAGACCTTCTTCGCGATCAGCCCCGCCGACCCGGTCAGGCCCGACTTCAGCATCACCGGCTGCGTCGCGGTGTAGCCGTGGGCGGTGACCGTCAGAAGGTTCGTCGATGCCGTGATCGGGTTCGCCGTCTTGGTCACATCACCGAAGGCGAGACGTGCTCCGTAGGCTGCGGCTTTGGTCACTTCTCACCTCCATGTAGGGCGATGTCTTGCTCGATCAGCGTCAGGTCTTCCGATGACCGGCCGCAGACCGGGCACCGATACATCGTGACCTCCACGCCGGTGAGCTCGGCCGTGAACTCCACCGGCTCCACGGGTTCGGGAGGTGTAACGACGCGGCGCTTGGCTGGCATGGGTTACGTCCAGGCCGGGGCGCCGGCGACCTTGAGGGTGAACGGCGTGGTCACGGCTCCATCGGGCTGGGCCTCGATCGGTCCGAAGCCGGTCACGTAAGCCGTGAAGGTCACAGTCTCCACGCCGCCGGTGAACGGGAAGACGATCGAGTACGACGCCGAGGTCCTCGAGACCAGGTCGTTATACAGGGCGATGTTCGTGGCCTGGTTGGGGTCGAACACCAGCGTCCCGGTGATCTCCCCACCGTCGATGAGCCCGGAGACGAACTCACGGATCGCCGAGGGCGAGTCGTGAGTGGTGACGTCGATCGTCTCGGCCTGCAGGTTCGGACCGGACAGGCTCGCCACCTGCGTGATCGTGGTGCCGGCCTTCTTGAGCAACGTGCCATAGGCGGCGAGTTTCGCCACAGGTTCCTCCTTCTGCTAGAGCGCGTAGAGCGCGGTCTTCACGGACTCGGTGACTTCCTTGCCGACGATGGGACCGGCGCGTTCGAGAGCAGGTCCGAGGTAAGGCTCGGCGTCCATGTTGACGGTGCCGAACTCCACGTACCCGGCGTAGGGCACCACGACCCCCACCCCTTCGGGGACGGGAACGATGGACCCCGCGAGGGCGCCCGTCCGCTTGGGAGCGAGTGCTCGAGCCAGCGCGGCGACTTCCACCTTGCCGGCGGTCAAAGCCGTCTCCCCCACGGTCTCGGCGACCACGGGGATCGCGGCGATCTTCGCCATCGCCTCGGGCAGACCGATGATGACGTTAGCCAACGGCTGCCACCTGGCCGGGGAGCCGGTCCTTCTCGTTCTCCGTGAGATACACGGACGGTGCGTACCCCTGCGACTCCAGCGCGATCTGGGCCAGCGTCTCGGGACCGCCGCTCGCGTTGGGCGCGTAGGCCCGCGCCGCACACTCGATGCAGACCGCCTTGATCTCTTTCATCTCCTCGGAGCCTTCGGCGTAGCCGTGGTCGTAGGTGATCGTCGCCGCCTTGTCCCACCACAACCCGTCCGTGCGCCAGACGACGCCGTCGGCGTTGAACGAGAACGCCGTGAAGGACACGGCCGCCACCGTCATCGACACCGCCGTCACCGGCCGCTCAGGCAGGTAGATGATGTCGCCCCAGGCTCGGGGGGGAGGGTTGAGCCTGCCGTACGTGAGCGAATACTCCGGCTGGACGATCAACACATCGGCGGCGACCGTGGACAGCGTCTGGCCGGTGTAGCCGCGGATGACCGAGGACGCCGAGGCGAGGATGGACTGGAGCCGGGATACGTCCGTGGGGAACGGTATCCCGGTCCAGTCGCAGAACTCGACGGCCGAGACGAACGGGTCGCTCACTTCTTGACCCGCCTCGCCCTCGCCTTGGCCCGCCTCGAGGCCGGCTTCGGCTCAGCGGTCTTGGATGCGGGCGTGGGTTCATCCTTCCACCGCCACTCCAGGACGTCGCCGCTCTGCTCGTAGTAGCCCTCGTCGGTCTCTTGGATCCGTTCCATCAGAGCACCGCCGCACCGACGGTTAGACCCGTCACCTGGCTATAGGTGACCGCGATCGAGCGCGGGTAGACGCCCGTGGGCAGCGGATACACCGTGGTCCCCGAGATGAACGCAGGCTGCGCTGTCCCGTCGATCGTGATGATCGTGGAGTTGGCGCCCACGGTGGCGACGAGTACCGGGGTGCCCGCGGACTGCCATCCACCGGCGTTCGTGCCGGTCCCCGCGACGGTATCTCCACCACCGGATGCCGCGGCCATGGTCATCGCGGCACCCTTCGCTGCAACTGTGATCGCTGCCATGCTTCCTCCTTGCTCGCGAGCGGAGGGAGGGGCCGGAGCCCCTCCCTGTCCTTCGTAGGGGCTACGTGATACGGATGCCGGACAGGCCCACCGGGCGGATCAACGCCGTACCGAAATAGGCGAAGATGTTGAGCTCGATGTTGGCCGGACCTTGCTTCTCCTCGAAACGGAACGTCAGCAGCGGCGACTCCCAGACCCACAGGTCCGAAGCCTTTATCAGGAACATCTGCGAGTCACCTGCCGCCACGCCGGTCATCGCCCAGGCCGGACGGAACGAGAGCGAGTCGACCTGGTACCCGGCCGACGGCGGGTTCGCCACGCCGGCTGCGTTCATGCCGCCCGTCCAGGGGAACAGCGGACGCTGGGTCGTGTCCACCGCCTGAGCGAGCCTTGCCGTCGCACCCTGGCCCATCGCGGCACCGTCGGGAGCCTGGAACCGCGCGAACCAGTAGTCCGCGACGGCCTTGCGGATCGCCTTGACGAGCGTCTGGTTGTCCGTGCCGCCAGCCGTGGTGACCGCCTGCGCACCGGAGGGAACGAACCCTGAGGTGATCGTGCCGCCGGCGCCGGACGCGCCGTTCAGCAGCGTGTAGACGATCGTCTCGGTCTGGCGCTCGTAGGACTCCCGCATCTCGGCGAACGCGATCTGGTCGATCGCCGGGTTCGAGGAGTCCACGATCTCACGGGTGAGCACGATGCGCCCTGAGACGGCCTGCGGTGTCACGACCTGAGGCGTGAACGCCAGCGAACCGTCGGAGGGGTTCGTACCCTCCACGTGGGTCGCCGAGCCACCCGTGACCGAGGTGAACTTCGGCACGGTGAACGGCGCGGCGTTGGTGATCGTCCCCTGAGACGCCAGGCTCACCAGCGGCCGCTCACGGAACAGGTCCGACACGTACAGGTCCGGCCGGTAGCCGGGTGGGATGACGGCTGCAGCCGTGGTGGTGGTTTGCGGTGCGAAGTGCAGCGCGTGACGCACCACTTCGGCCATGTCCTCGGACTGTGCGCGGAACTTGCGGAGCCGGTGGATCGCGTCCTCGTC